TTGCAGACTATTCATGACTGCCAAGACATGTTCATATCTGATGTGGGTAAGTTGGAACGTATTCAGTCTGAATTATCAAACATCTTCAAGTTTGTTCGTGGAGAGAACTATTATTCAGATTGGGTGCTTGCAGATTCAACTATAGACCCAGACGGTGAACAACCAGATGTTTGCTGATTTTTGCTGATACAAGAGAATAACAGTTAACCCTTACAGAAAGGAGGCATATCATGCCATTAGATTTTACAAACCAGACTATCTCACAAACCCCTGACCATCTAGTGTTCGATGTGGAGTTTGAGCCAACCAAAGTTACTGACAAGAAGTATGTCATCAACGGCAACACTGGTGACTACATCGGTGTTGTAGGCTCCGGCTTCAACTGCGCTAGTCACGATGAGTTCTTTCAAGGTGTGCAGCACACGATGTTAGAAAACCTGACAGAACAAGAAACCAGAGGTGCTACAGTTCAATGGAAAGACGCACGTAACCATGCTTGGGCATTGATGGATGTAACACTTCCGAATGTCACCGAAACAATTACCACAGATAAGCATGAAACTACTGTGTCGCAACGCATCATCGCTTTGCATGGCATTGATGGCTCATGTTCCAACATGGTGTTCTTCGGTGCTATCGACTTTTTCTGCACAAACGGAATGATCCGTGGTGAGCATGACAAGGTGCGGCGTAAGAACACATCCAACTTTAGCATGAACAGGTTCATCACAGACCTGCACAGTTCCAAGCAAGACTTCTACCAGCAGTCAGCACGACTTCAGGAATGGGCAACCCAGGACCTGACATTTGTAAATGTTAAAGACTTGCTGGACAAGATACTGAAGTCAGAGCGTAAGGCAGAGAAGATGTTTACCCTTTACAATCAAGAGGTTAGCGTCCGTGGTAGGAATGTGTTTGCACTCTACAGTGCCTTCACAAACTATGCCACTTATGCTGATGAGCGTAATGGTTTCAATCTTCGTAACACTGGTCTTGATACACAGGCCACATCAATGTTCCAGCGTGAGCATGAAGTGTCCAAGTGGATTGAGTCCAAGCCGTTCCAAGAATTGGTGGCAGCATAATGTCAAAGCGACATAAAAGATACATTTCCAATAATGAGGCGGCAGAGTTAGGTCTGCCCCTCAAAAGGGGGGATGTCAGAGATGATGGATTTATATTCAGGAGATACTACATTTCTGGTATTACAGGAAATGTATGTGAAATATGGCAGTCAAAAGAAGCGAGAGAAAAAGAAAAAGCCAGAAGGAGGGAAGCACAAAAACGAAGAGCAAAAAACAAACCACGTCCAATGGAGTATTTGTCAGCAAAAGAAAGAGATGAACTAGATTTGCCGCTTCGTTTTGGCGATACAAGAGAAGATGGGTTGAGATTTAGGTACTACTACAGGAGAAATGGTCGCGTGTACGAAATGTGGATAAACAAAAATGGTTTTGAAGCTGTGATACAGAGAAAACGAATTACATCTAAAAGAAACAGAGTCCGTAACAAGCAGTATGCTAGTAGGGTAAAACTATTTCTTGGCTGTTTTATATGTGGATACAAAAAACATCCAGATGCACTACATTTTGACCACATAAATCCTCAAGAAAAGGTTCGGGAAATAAGTAAGTTACATACGGGTTCACGAGATACATTAAAAAAAGAGATGAGAAAATGTAGAGTTCTGTGTGCTAACTGCCATGCAGAACATACAGCGAAACAGTTAAAAAATGGAGTAATATGATGAAACTAGAAAAAGTAATCAGCGATTACTATTCTTCGTATGACTATCGCAATTTGCGTGATGAAACGAAGAAGCAGTATGAATACTTTCTTAATGTCATGCTAAATACAAAGGTAGAAGATAAACTTCTTTGCCAGTATGACTGCGATAAACTCACTACTCGTGTAGCCAAGGTTGCGTACAACGAATGGTGTGAGAAAGGTATCTCTATGGCTAATCATGTCATCTCTGCTACCCGCATTGCACTCAATCACGGTGTTCGCATGGAGCTATGCACATTAAACCCCTTCGCAAACGTCCGTAAACGCTCCACAGAGAGGCGTAAGACGGTCTGGCGTAGGGATGATGTGGCAAAGCTGCTAGAGACAGCCTACGGCGATTTTAGCACCCGTAACATCGGTCTTATTGCACACATGGCATACGAGTGGTGTCAGCGTTTAGGTGACATGCGAATGCTCACTTGGGATGCCATCAATTTTAACACAAAAACTGTTCACATAGAACAATCAAAGCGTAAAGCAGAGGTGCATTTGCCCATCGAAGATGATTTGTTTGGTATGTTACAGCAGCAGGAGCAGGACTTTGGCTTTCAACCTTACGTTGCCCCACGTCCTAATCCAATTGGTGGTGAATACAAACCGTACTCACTGCAAAAGTTGCCGTTACATGCTCGCAAGTTAATGCAGCAGGCTGGTTTGCCAGATGAACTACGTCTATCTGACTTACGAAGAACTGGAACAACTGAAATGGTTGAGGCCGGTGTCGGTATTGGACAAATCATGTCGGTAACAGGACATGCTAATCCATCTTCAGTGAAACCTTACATGAAAAATACTCTCACAAGTGCAAATTATGCATTGACGGAGCGAAATAATCATGTTAAAAGCATTACAAGTGCCGCAAAGGAGAGTGTATAACATGTATAATATATATAACACTATAAGTGAATTAGACATACCTAATGGAACTACAAAAAGGATGAATTGTCCTAATTGTGGTGGCTATAAAACATTTACTGTGACCAATAACATGGGCAGTCTTGTGTGGAATTGTTACAAGGCTTCTTGTGCCGCTAAAGGTGGTGAGCGTGTACGATTGTCTGTGGATGATATTCGTGCTGGTTTTACTGGTGCAGAAGAATACGCAGCAGGTACATTTGAAATGCCTAGTTATGTAGTGCCTCGTTCTGGTGGCTTGCACATGGATAGATGGTGCGACACGTGGGGGTTAGATGCCAATGTCCTTGGGTTACATTACGATGTAAAAGAATCTCGTGTTGTATTTCCTGTGGTTCACGATGGTGTTATTGTAGATGCTACAGGTCGTGCATTAGGAAAAAGATTACCTAAATGGAAAAGATATGGAAATAGTGGCTTGCCATACACACATGGTTATGGTAATGTCGCAGTTGTTGTTGAGGACTGTGTGAGTGCCGCCGTTGTTGGTTGCGGTTTCCTTGTCGGGGTTGCTGTGTTAGGAACGTCTCTCGCCGAAACACACAAAAGGTATCTCTCACAGTTCTCAACAGCAGTAATTGCACTAGACCCGGATGCACTTCCGAAGACACTGGAAATGGCAAAGGACTTGAGAGGCTATGTAAATAACGTGAAATTACTGCGACTAAAAGATGATTTGAAATATCGTAATGAGGAAGACTTAACCAACCTTGCCAACATTACTATGAAAGGAGAGTAACTATGGAATTATCACTTATAAGAAGTTTAATGGACAAACCATTCTACGATGACCATCGTGGCGCAAGATGTCCTGATCGTCTGTTCAGCAAAGATGTGCGTAGAATTAAACAAGCCATCGACAGTGCTATGGACAAGTATGAACGCACCGTATCACCAGATGAGATTGAGGCATTGTTTATGTCTAACAATCCAACACTGACTACGGCACAGAAGCAAGCCTTCAGCAGTCTGTTCAATCAAATTAAAAAAGAACAGCCAATGGGTGGTGATGTAGCACAAGAAGTGTTGTCTAAACTGTTTCAACAAGTCGTTGGTGAGGATGTTGCTAACATCGGTTTTGATATGGTTACTGGTACATCCAGTAGCCTTGAAAAGCTACGCACATTACTTGAGCAGTATGGTGATGACTTCACGCCTAATCTAAATGTGGAGTGGGATGACATTGACATAGACACACTACTATCACGCAATGACCTAGAAGCACGTTGGACATTCAACATTGCCAGCCTCACTCGCAAAGTCGAGGGTGTTAACGCAGGTCACTTGATTGAGATTGGTGCTAGACCAAACACAGGTAAGACATCTTTTCATGCCAGCTTGATTGCTAGTCCGGGTGGATTTGCACATCAGGGTGCTAACTGCATTATCCTCTGTAACGAGGAAGGTTATCACCGTGTTGGCGCACGATACCTGACCGCTGCAACAGGCATGACAATGCGTCAGATTAAAGAAAATCCGGGTAAGGCACGAGACTTGTACGCACCTGTAAAGGAACGCATAAAGATTAAGGATGCCACCTCTCGTGATATGAATTGGGTTGAATCAATCTGCAAAACTTACAAGCCAGACATTTTAGTGCTTGACATGGGTGATAAATTTGCTAGAACAGGGGGGTTCGCTCGACAAGATGAGGCATTGAAAGCTAACGCTGTTCATGCTCGTCAGATTGCCAAGCAACATGAGTGTGCTGTCTTCTACATGTCACAGTTAAGTGCAGATGCAGAGGGCAAGGTTCTACTGAACCAAAGCATGATGGAAGGCTCAAGAACTGGTAAGGCAGCAGAAGCAGATTTAATGGTTTTGATTGCAAAGAATCCAGTGGTAGATGGACAGGAAGAAGAAGACACACAACGCCATCTCAATGTAGTCAAAAACAAATTGTCAGGTTGGCACGGCGTAGTGCATTGTGAACTTGACTACAAGACAGCGAGGTATGAAGTATGATGCAATTAGATATGTTTGAAAAAGTTATGGATTCGGATATTGAGTACATTGATTTGAAGGATTCACCTATTTACTTTGGCGACAAAGGTAGACGCAGACAGGACTTGACTGCTTCTTCTGCTTTTCTTTCCTCAATTCCAGAAGGTAAGTATCGTGTTTATCGCACAGGTGGAACACATTCATTACCTATGTATGAAGGTCGTACTGACTTTCCTTTTGTACTAAACACAAAGACAGGTAAGATATTACAACCTACATTTAGTAGAGCAGTATATCCAGCTATATCACTAAATAATGGAAGGTTTACAAAACCAATTTATATACATCGTATATGTGCAATGGCTTTTGTCGGTAATCCTGCTCCAGTAGATAGATATAATGTAGATCACATAAATGAAGATAAATTAGATTATGCTGTAAGTAATTTAAGATGGGTATCTATGTCAGAGAATATGTCAAATATTAACAATAGAGCCAATAAAACAAATAGTGAATATAAGTATTATTCAACTAACAATTTTGTATAGGATGGACAATGAAACTAACACTTGATGTAGAGAATACGGTAACACACAGAGGTGGTAAGATGCATCTTGACCCCTTTGAGCCAGAGAATACATTGGTTATGGTGGGCTTACTCACTGACCAAGGGCAGGAAGAACTGATTACCTTTGATCACAGTGAGCGTCCAGCAATGGCTGGTGCTGACACCATACTGCAAGAGTATCTTGACCAAGCGACTGTGCTTATTATGCACAATGCTGCGCATGACTTGTTGTGGCTTTGGGAATCCGGCTTTAAATATGACGGGCCTGTGTTCGACACAATGCTGGCAGAGTATGTGCTACAGCGTGGACAGAAAGAACCACTGTCACTAGAAGCATGTGCTGAACGCTATGAGTTAGATACAAAGAAGCAGGACACATTGAAGGAATACTTTAAGAAGGGATACAGCACTCGTGACATACCACATGCAGAATTGTCAGAGTATCTGTCTGCTGACTTACATGCTACGCAGCAACTGTCTGACAGATTAATGTATCGCCTAAATACACCTGCAGATAGTGGTTTGATGGCAACAGTTGACCTGACTAATCAGGTAGCAGTATGTCTTGCTAGAATATATCAGAGAGGTTTCTCTGTAGACAAAAACAAACTTGAAGAGGTGAAGCACGAGTTTGAGCAAGAAAAAATTGAGTTGCTAGATAGTTTACAAAAGCATGTTCGTAAACTCATGGGTGACACACCAATCAATCTGAATAGTCCAGAACAATTATCTTGGGTTATTTATGGTCGTAGAGTTCTCGACAAAATATATTGGGCAACAGCAATTGATCCGTATATGAAAGATGCAGAGTTTCGT